GGCGGCTGGCGGTGCTGTGGGCATGAAGAAAAAGGGCTATGCCAAAGGCGGTAAGGTCGCCAAGATGGCTGGCGGCGGCATGATGAAGAAGAAAGGTTATGCCAAGGGCGGCAAGGTAAAGTAACTTGCCATATCTCCAAAGCAATATTCCGCACTTCAAGTGTTGGGTGCGGAAGGAATACACCTGTAATCATTTGAATTATCATGGTGAGTTTATTCACGCCATGGCTATCGCAGTGACGACTATGCCTAGTCGTTGTTTGAGCTTTCAAATGATATTCACCGGTTGTGAAGTGGACGGAACTGACCAACCCAATGTTCACGGGGGTGCGATGTGGGCAAGAATGCCCATAACTGCTCTTGTTGGGGATACGCCTCTTGAAGAATGGCCGGAACCTATGCCCGTCCACTTGGCTCAACCTTGGGACTGCATGTCCCATACACACGCAGTTTATCGTTTAGACCGAGCTCACCCCTGCCCGTGGATTGCCAAAATAGGGCCTGAGTTTTACCCGGCTAAATACTATTTCACCGTGGATTACACTGAGAGTGAGATTGCAGACGATCCCGCCCAGCACAAACAAAGTCATGTTTTGGAACTTTTGGATGCGGGGCCGTACACAGGCAATATCGTTGCGCTGCCTAACAATCGTGTGCGAGTAACACACCCTGCTTGGTTTGAAACAGGGGATGGTCCACCCGACTTTTTACCGTCTCAACACATACACTATTCAAAATCGGATTTAGACTATACCATGGACGTAAATCAGATTTTTGATAATCTGTATGCGGAGAAAAAGTGATGGCAACTTCGGGTAGCACAAATTTTGAGTTAGACGTTGCTGACTATGTCGAAGAGGCTTTTGAGCGATGTGGGCTTGAGGTTCGCACGGGTTACGACCTCAAGACAGCGCGGCGGTCTTTGAATCTGATGTTGGCCGAGTGGGCCAATCGCGGTTTAAATCAATGGACTATTACAGAGCGCACACAAACTGTTACGGAAGGCACCTCTGCTTATTCGTTGGGAACTGATGTGATTGACATTTTGTCTGCTGTTGTTCGCCGTAGCAGCACAGACTTTGCGCTGGAGCGCATCAGTCGGGATGCTTATCAGAATATTCCTACAAAAACTACAAAAGGTCGTCCTGCTCAGTTTTTCTTAGATCGACAGATCACGCCTTCTTTGAAATTATGGCCTACTCCCGAAAATAGCACGGATGTCATTCATTACAACGCTTTGACCCGTATGGATGATGCAGATTCTGCAACTAATACCGTAGAGGTTCCTTTTCGTTTCTACCCCTGTCTTGCCGCAGGATTAGCTTACTATATCTCTATAAAGCGAGCTCCAGACCGTATTCAACTTTTGAAAGCGGTGTATGAAGAAGAGTTTGAGCGAGCTATGACTGAGGACCGAGATCGTGCGTCTTATAATGTCGTACCAAACTATCAATACTTCAGGGTGAATTGATGTCAAAGTTTGCTACGGGAAAAAATGCTTACGCTGTATCGGATCGATCCGGGCTTCGATATCGGTACAAAGACATGCGCCGAGAATGGAACGGCCTTCTTGTAAGCAAGGACGAGTTTGAGCCTAAGCATGAACAGTTGGGACCTTTTCGTTCTAGGACAGACCCAGAAGCTTTAGCTGACGCTAGGCCGGATAGAACAGAACCCGCGCTAGAACGCATTTTGGTAAAAGATTCGTTTACATCGGGGTCTTCGGGGAGTGCAGTTATTACGGTGAGAGAGGTCAGTCATGGCCGGACCACGGGAAACACCGTTCGTTTTAGAAAGGTAAATGGATTTGATGGGTTTACAAGCGCTGTTCTTGAAAATAGTTCAGGTTATTCGATCACGGTTACAGATACCGACACCTACACGTTTACGGCATCCTCCGGTACAGCCACCACGGGTGGTCAACGCGGGGGAGGTGAAAATGCGACTGCCGGGCCGGTGACCTTGGAGGCATAAATGGCGTATACGTTCGCACAATTAAAAACAGCCATACAAGAGTATACAGATAATACTGAAACTACTTTTGTATCAAATCTTGATGACTTCATTCGCGCCGCCGAGGACCGACTCTTTTACCTCGTTGATCTAGAATATTTCCGCAAGAATGCCACGAGTGCTGTTTCGCAGAATGACCCTTTCCTAGCCTTGCCGACAGATTTTTTAGCTTCTTTTTCTTTATCCATTACGAACGGCAGTAACAAAGAATTTTTACTGCAAAAAGATGTTAATTTTATTCAAGAGTTTAATCCAAATTCTGCAACAACAGGGACTCCACGTTTTTACGCACGTTTCGACGTTGATAATATGATTTTGGGTCCGACTCCGGACAGCAACTATGTTTGTGAGTTTCATTATTTCTACCGGCCAACATCTTTAACCGCCGGGGCAGAGAGCGGCACCACATGGTTGAGCACTAACGCTCCCAACGCTTTGCTTTACGGTTCCTTGTATGAAGCGTATATTTACATGAAAGGCGAACCCGACATACTTCAGCTCTACGAAAAACAATTTGCTGAAGCAGTAACTCGCTTTAAGGATCTTGGAGAAGCTAGAGAGAACAGCGACTCTTACCGTAGGGGTTTGCCAGAACGCCCCCGCACATAAGGAGTAGAAACGATGGCAACAGCAAATGCAGCAACCAGTTTTTTGGAAAACAGGCTTCTTAGCTTTATTTTCAAAAACAATGCCGCTTCCTTTAGCTCACCGGGCGATAACATTTTTGTTGGGCTGGCAACAGCGGTAACTAACTTTGGCGATTCAACGGGTGAGTCTGGGACGCCTTCAATCACTGAGGCTACCTTTACAAATTATGCAAGACAACAGGTTGCGGCCTCGGGCTGGACTCTGACCGTTGACACAGCAGATACTCAAACCTGTACAACCGCTGCTGATCTTAGTTTTCCAGCATCTGGCGGAACAAACAACACGATTACCCATGTGTTCATAGCCACGCACGTAAGCAACAGTTTAGACGTTCTTGGATCTGGTGGTAACGTCTTGTTCATTGGCAAGTTGGACGCCGATAAGACTATCGCCAGTGGCGATATCTTCCGCATTAATGCAGGAAATCTAACCATCGAACTGAAGTAAGATGACTATCACGACGGCCCTATGTAACAGCTTCAAGGGTGAACTCTTGCAAGAGGGTCACAACCTTGCCAGTGATTCGATAAAGGTTGCGCTTATCAAGACAAGCGAGTCTGGCACCTACAACGCGACCACAACGAATTATTCCGATGTTACCGGCAACAGCGACGAAGCGTCTGGAACGAACTATTCGGCTGGTGGACAGGTATTAGATAGCATCACGGTCACCACCAGTCAGGCAGGCAACCGCGCATACGTAGATATTGCTGATGAAACATTTTCAAATGTTACTGTGTCTGCACAGGGTTGTATTATCTACAATGCGTCAAATGGCAACAAGGCCATAGCTGTCATAGCTTTTGGTGGCTCTGGTGTTTCAGCATCGTCTGGCGATCTTGTAATTCAGTTTCCAGCAGTAGGAACAAATGGTGCCAGCGCAATAATTCGTATCGACTAGGTGGAGGTATCTAATGGCACTTGTTCTTGCTGATAGAATAAAGGAAACCACCACCACCACAGGCACAGGCACATATACTTTAGGCGGTGCCGCTACGGGGTTTGAGTCATTCGCCGTCATTGGTAATTCCAACACCACGTATTACTGTTGTACAGATGGCACCGATTTCGAGGTGGGCATCGGTACGTATACCGCGTCTGGTACGACACTAGCCCGTACAACGATTCTCCAATCCAGCAACAGCGACAGCGCTGTAAACTGGACATCCGGCACACGCGATATCTTTTGTACGCAGCCTGCCGAAAAGGCTGTTTTTCTAAATGCTAGTGATCACCTAGAAACTGAAGGTGGTGTTATTGCTCTGAAAAACGGCGGCACTCAATCCGAAGTACGGCTTTACTGCGAAAGCGCAAATGCCCACTACGCAGCGTTGAAAGCTCCCGCACACTCAGACTTTGCAGGTAATGTAACCTCCACACTGCCCTCTGTTACAGGCACTCTGATAGGCACTGCCAACGCAGACGCACCCGCTACAACAACAAGTTCGTCTGATGCCGATCATGTTCTTGTTAATGACAATGGCGTTCTTAAAAAGATTACGCCAAGTAATTTAGGCATAGGCGGAGGTGGCGGCAGCAACGCAGATACCGTGGACAATTATCACGTTTCTGTTGTTTCATCTCTTCCCGGTAGTCCAGATTCAAATACCATTTATTTTGTTACGGGGTAAGCTATGAAGGTCAAAAAGGTAGAGGGCTATGAATATTTAGATGCACCCATGCCTGTTGTGGGGATAGTTTGTAAAGACGAAAAGGGTGAGGAAGAAATTATAGTTATAAAAGATTGCGTCGATCCTGATGGACCTGTGTGGAATATAGAAGACATTTGTGAAGCCTGTGAAGATGCCTTTGTAGAATGGCTTGGTAAAAGGTAATGGCAACCTATTGGCTAGACCCGTTTCTTGAAGCAACTACACAGGGTAATGGCACTACAGATACCAGTACTCAAGATGGCTCATACGCTGCGCCCTTTTCATTTTTAAATTTTCGCGTTACTAGCAGTAGTGGCACCATAACTACAATCAACGGCACGACGTTATCAGACGGCGATGAGGTAAGATTTAAAGGTCTTCCCTTTGCCACTTTGTTTGAAAGTAAAGGCAATGTTTATCATAACGGCGGTGCGTATAATGACACTGACGGTCACCTACAACCCGTAACCGGCAATAGCAGCTTTGACGCTACAATATCTGCCACAAAATCGAGTCTTTTTGCTATCCAGAACAGCGTCATATCTAGCTATCTGCCCGGCTGGTCGCATCCTTTGTGGTTCACAGCTAAATACACAAGCGATAGCTCAAACCTCTACAGTGCGATATCACCGTTTTTATACGCGGTAGTTGACTTACAGTTAGGCCATAATAGCGCGAGCGATGCGGGTATAGAAATATTCCGACTAAAAGATACTTACGCTAACCCTATTAATATGGGTAGCACCAGTTACTACTGGTTTTCGATGGCGAATAAAGTAAAGCTGACCGCTGGATGGACAAGCACAACCGCTCAAGATGGCTACAGTATTTTTGAACCCTACCACACGGCCAGCTATAAATATCTTGCTATAAACTATAGTGATAATAGTAAAACTCAATACGATTTAGAGCGTTGCGTTACTTGCCACACATCAAAGGATAGTAGCGGTCGCTATAATGAGGTGAAGTTTTACGGTTTTCAAAGTGAAGCAAGAGGAGAGGCCACAGATCATGTATTCTTTTCTCACACATCATCCAACGATCGAGGTTTCATACTTTATCCCGATCAATATCCCGGCAGCAACACCACGTTTCCCTACATTGGTGGAGACTACGGAAATGCTAGATACGCTCATTCTAGATTTCAATCTCAAGGCACCACTGGAGCCAATATTGTAACTTGCAAAAATTTAATTACCCAAGCAAAAATTCAATGGAGCAGCCTACAAAGCAATATGAACTTCAAAATCGGGAATGTCTACGCTTCGTCTTCCGACGACAACGACAACAAAAACAGAATTATATATTTTGCTAACACTGACACAGGGGCGACCGTAACGTATCTTCAGGACAGTGTTTATTTCTTGACACGAGATGGTACATACGACGGCCCAATACTATTGCAATCAGACCCGGCTCAACTTATTGAGGATGTATACGAATCGGGTTTAAAAAAGCCGGGTATTGCTCCTTTGAACAATCTTACGGATGACACAACCAGCGTTAGTGCGTACTATGGGCCGGATAATGCTGGAGCGCTTGTTGACTCTGGTTATCTTGGTTCGACTAGAGAGGTAAGTGCTAACAACCTTTGGTTCACTCCCACTCTTTCCAGAGAAGGGTTGCTTCCTATTAGATATGGGTCACTAGAAAAGTTAATCTGTAATTCAAACAACTATAAAACAACAATTCATAACATCTTAACATCCACCGAGACTGCGTTGGGTGCAACTGACGCCCCCAAATACATGATCTGGAGCGCGGAGCATAATGATTACGATGGCAAGCCTTTATCAATCATAGGTGACCCTTATACGGCTGGGAACACCTACGGCGTTCTTCTGTACAACGACACCGTAAACAGTCAAAGTGTTTTGGTAGGACAATGGTCAGGAACTACAGGTGGTGCATCTACTCAAGCGTGGATACCGCTAGATTTAGCTGTTCCAAGCTACTCTGCGGGAAGCGACAATTTAAGAGTTACAGTGTCTGCTGCTTATGCTGATGGTGCTAGTAACTCAGCGGCAGGTTCTATTTTATTACGAGCGTGGCATAGAGAAGCCACGCAAGCGAATAACTTCCGTGTGTATAGCTCGTCAGCTACAGCCATATCCGCAGGGGGAAATGCTGCTTCCCCCACCACAGTCACTTTAAATCTTAGTAATGTGGCAACGAGTGGGCAAGAAGAGATAACAAGTGTTATTGTTGGCATACGTTTAGATTTTACAAGCAATACAAACATACAAAAATATTACGTAACTAATGCTGCAATAGAGACGTACTAAAATGCCTGTATCAAGGGTAAGCGGATTAGGGTTTTATGACACCCGCACGGTTACTGGGCTTGGCTTTGTAGACGAAAGCTATACCGACACTACAACGTATGTTCAACTCTCTGGATTTTCCGCTACCACTAGCATAGGGACAGTAACGGCCACCACCGATTCCCCTCTACTTTCCTCGCTTTCAGCTACAGTCAGTTTAGGCACTATTACCGCGATAGGCGGTGCAACTAATGTTCCAGTAACAGGCGTAAGTGCCACCACAGCCATAGGCATTGCAGAACTTGTAACGCCGATGACAAATATAAAAATAGGTTCCGTCACCCCTACGGAAATTCATGTGGGAGGAACAAGAATCTATAAAGCGTATGCCGGTCCTAACTTGGTTTGGTATCAGTCGCAACGTGCAACACAATATCGTGGTAGCACTAGCACTACTGGAACAAGTACTTACGCTCCACACCCAGTTAATACTTACTGGCGTAGATATCTACTAGCATTTACCTACACGGCTGCGGAGTTAGCTTCTTTTGATATTGTTAACGGTTCCGTTATAAGCAAGTTACGATGGTACGTAAGTAATCCCCCACCATCTTCTAGAAATCCAATGCCTAATTACGCTATTCGCATGCTGCACATTGGAAGCGGCACAAACACGACGAACCCTACTAGTCTTGGCGGATTATCAAGTAGCAACGTCACAGATGTGAAGGCGCAGCACAATTACGATTTTGATACGCCCGGAGTTGGCTATCACGAAATGGCTTTAGATAATAATTTTGCATACAATGGTTCTGACGCTATCGGATTTATATTTGCGTGGGGTCAAGTTCCAACTGGTTATATAGCAGATGGAGCAGGTTATAGAATATCTAGTGGAACTTTACACTATAATAGAACAGATAGCTCTGGGACATACGCGGTTAGTGATACCGCAAGTAGAACATATTCAAATTATCGACCTGTTATAGAAATGTTTACCACGTAGGGTAGCGCGGTGTTTTCAACTTCTGCTTTTTCAGAACTACCTTTTGCAGCGGCTCCCGCCGCCACGGGTAATGTAAAGACAGCGGTTGCCAGCCTCTCTGCAAACTTTACTCAAACAAGCGCGGCAATAAATGTCGCCTCCGCTGTTGCAGAAATATCTGGCACATCGTCTGCGGTAAATGTGGGCGTTGGCATTCTTGTTGGCGCATCAACCGTATCATCTAATTTTACAGAATCCGTAGATGCTATCGGTGTTCTAAGCGGCGTTGCATCTCAATCTGCTAATTTCACCGAAACCTCTACTGGCACAAGAATACAGACAGGTGTTTCCCAACAATCGTCTGCCTTCACCAAAACATCATCTGGTGTTGGCGTATTCTCTGGAGTCTCGTCTCAAAGTCTTGATTCAACACACACTGCAATTGGTACTAGGATACAAACAGCCTCGTCGTCTCAATCTGCTAACTTCTCTGAAACGGCGTCTGCGGTAGCCGTTTTAACAGATTCGGCCACGCTGTCATCCTCTCTAGAACAAACTTCAACGGCAGTGAGAGTGCGGCTTGGGGCGTCGTCTCAATCTTCTAATTTTACGAAGACGAGTTCTGCGTCCCGCACTTTATCTGGTGTTTCTTCACAGAATCTTAATTTTACAAAGACCTCTATAGGCACTCGATTACGCAGCGCGACCTCAACGCAATCTGCAAACTTTGATCAAACAGCCACGGCTATTGGAGTTTTAGTTGACTCTGCGTCGATGTCATCTCTGTTTGACCAGAGCAGCAATGGCGTCAGAATTTTAGTCTCTTCAGCAGATTTAAACGGCGCATCTGCGTCAGCGTCTGTGGGTGTTGGAGTTCTTGCTGGAACAGCTACAGCATCTTCTGCGTTCACAAAGACATCATCTGGCATTGGGGTGCTTTCAGGTGTTTCATCCCAATCGGCCAACTTGTCTCAAACAACCACGCCTACAGCCATTTTAGTAAGCAGTGCAGATTTCGTTACATCATCTACTCAGACAGTTAGTGGCGATACAACGGCGATTCTGCTTGCATCATCCTCTTTGTCATCAAACTTCGCCAAAACAACCATAGCCACCCGATTAAGAACCGGATCATCGTCTCAGTCTTCAAACTTCACTCAAGAAGCGTCTGCACTGAGAATCTTGTCTGGCACATCTGAACAGTCCTCGGCCTTTACAAAAACCGCATCAGCGGTTGGCGTTTTCTCAGGCGTATCGTCACAGGATCTAAACTTCACAAAGACATCAATAGGGACGGGCATACGGGTTGCAAGCTCATCACAATCCGCCGCATTTACAGAGACGGCATCTGCGTTACGTATTCTAACTGGCATTTCTTCACAAGAACTGAATTTCATCAAAACAGCTACAGGCGGGTTGATACGGCCAGCGACCTCTAGTCAGTCTGCCAGCTTCACACAAACTGGGGTTGGGACAAAGATACTGACAGGTGTGTCTACGCAAACATTTAGCGTTACACAAACTGCCAATGGTGTGGCGGTTATTGTTGATTCAGCGACATTTTCATCCTTGTTTGAGCAATCAACCGCTGCAAATGCAACTTTCAGCGGCGCATCAGAGATAAGCGGCGCAGCTTCAGCTTTATCGGTTGGTGTTGGCATCCTCGTAGGAACGTCCTCTGTATCGTCAAACTTTGTAAAGACGGGCATTGGCACGAAGATATTGATAGGGTCGTCCTCTCAATCTTTGAACACAGCCCAAACATCACAAGGCACTAGACTTAGGACGGCAGACGCCGACATGTCGTCTGTGTTTGATCAAACCAGTGTACCCACACACATACAAGTTGCTGTGTCCGAACAAGAGTTTGGGTTCATTAAAGAGGCTGCTGGAAGCCTGACCGCCGTGGGGGCTTCAGATCTTTCACTTCTAATGCTACAATCTACGCAAGGTGATATAAAATTTGTTGTAGTTGATGCAGGACAATCTGTTGAAACTTGGTCTGAAATCTCGCACACAGGAGATACGTGGACTAATTTGAGCGCATCCGGCACTGGTGAATCATGGACAAATGTGACACACACAGGGGATACTTGGTCAGACATAACGCACAGTGGGGGTAGTTGGACAAACATAACGCATACAGGAGACACTTGGTCAGAAGTGACTCATAGTGGCGGCAGTTGGTCAAATGTCAGTGCATCGGACACCGGAGAGTCGTGGTCTGATGTTACACACAGTGGAGACAATTGGTCAGAAGTAACACACAGCGGGGATAGCTGGACAAATGTTGATCCAGACACCAGTGTAGAATCATGGGCAGAGACGGTGAACTAAATGGCTTCTTCATACACAAGCAACCTAGGCATAGAAAAACCAGGAACTGGCGAACAGGCGGGAACGTGGGGAACAACCACAAACACCAACTTTGATATAATAGATAGAGCAATCGCTGGGGTTGGTGCAGTAACTCTCTCTGGCACCACGCATACTTTGACTACACAAGACGGCACTCTATCGGAAGGTGGTCACCGGGTTCTTGTGTTAGGGGGATCTCCTTCAGGCACAAATACCATAACAATTTCGCCCAATGATCAAGACAAAGTGTATTTGGTAAAGAATGGATCTGGGCAGACCGCTACATTCAGCCAAGGTTCTGGCGCAAATGCCTCTGTAGTAAATGGTGAAATCGCTTGGATATTTGCGGATGGCGCGGGGGCTGGGGCTGCGGTCGAAAAAGCTGAGTTCATTCCAAATATTGTAAACGACCTGACTCCGCAGTTGGGCGGTAATTTGGATGTTAATGCAAAGAATATCACGTTTGGCGACAGCAGTGGCTCGTCTGATGATCGTTTGACCTTTGGCGCAGGCACGGATCTTTCTATATACCATGACGGATCAGACAGTCATTTTGATGTTGCTGGCACATTAACGATTGATGGTTCTGGGGAAACTCTTGCTAAATTCATAGATGATGGCGCTGTCGAGTTGTATCACAACAATGTCAAAAAAGTTGAAACAACGGCAAACGGGGTAACTGTTACAGGGACAGCGATAGCGACCACAAACACGGATACCAGCAACTCAGGTAATGTCACTTTAGATTTTGCAGCAAATCAAAATTTTGTGCTGACGTTGACAGGCGATGTAACGCTAGATAATCCCACCACAGAACAGGTTGGACAATCCGGCTTTATTGTTTTTATTCAGGATAGCACAGGTGGCCGTTCGGTAGATCTTGGCACACAGTACAAGACGAAAGGTGGTGTAAATACACTGAATCTGTCTAGCGCTGCGTCTGCGATTGATCTTGTGCCTTACGTTGTTATAGCCGCAGACAGTATTCTATTAGGCACACCGCAAAAGAATTTTAGTTAGGAGCCTCTGATGTCAGGCCCGTTTGGTGCAGGTGGTTTAGGGTTTTTTGGTACAGCAGAGTTCTATGATTATCTGTTGAAGCGTTCTCTACGTTTTAATGACGATGGCTCAACAGGGGCAACTGGAACCGCAAGCCGTTTAAGATTTCAACCTACCTCGACAGGCAGTAACACCGACTGGACAATATCCTTTTGGATCAAGCGCAATGGGCTTGGCACCACACAAGATATCATTGATGTGGGAGCGGGTGATGGAACGGGAGGTTCAGGATCAAGTGACACCAACACCGACACTATTCAGTTTCAAACTGATGATACTATTCGCATCCAAAATAATGGGTCAGCAATACTCCACACAAATGCCAAGTTCCGTGACACCACTGCGTGGTACAACATCGTCGTCAAGTCAGATGCCGACAACGGCACCGCCGCTGACAAGCTCAAGGTTTACATAAATGGAGTGGATCAAGATGACAGTGCCTCTGGCGGCGGTGGATTCAGTACAGATAATCGGAGTGGGCTTTCTTCTTGGTCAGAAATCGGGTCAACTGATCCGATCCAAATCGGCGCGAGGATATACAACAACGGCAACAACCTCGACGCATATCTAGCTGAGTTTCACTATGTTGATGGCACGGCTTTGACCGCCTCATCATTTGGAGAAACTAAAGAAGGCGTTTGGGTGCCTAAAAATTACACAAGCAGTCATGGCACAAATGGTTTTTATTTAAACTTTACTGACGAATCGACAGCCGCTGGGTTTAGCTCTGTCGCATACACCGGACCGATACCAAATGCGGCGGCTCAAGGTACGACAGGCACAGTTTCAGGTGTAGGTTTTCAGCCTGACTTTGTGTGGATAAAAAACAGAACAAACGGTAACAATCATCAGCTATTTGATGTCGTAAGAGGTATTGATTCTAGCGGAGATCAAGCACTTCAAGCCAATTTGCTAAACGCACAATCTACTTCAAATACAAACGGCGGTCTTTCCAGCATAGATGCTGATGGCTTTACTTTGAAGGCTGGGACTGATGGTGGCAGTGACCCAGCTAATACGACAAGGTCTATCTTAGTAGGCGGTGATAATCACAACTATGTAAGTTGGAACTGGCAAGCAGGGGGTACGCCCACAACGGATAATAGTGCAGGGCAGGGCAATGTCCCAACAGCAGGCTCTGTTAAGATTAACGGTTCAAACTCAAGCTCTGCACTTAGTGGGTCACTGGTAGCAAAAAAGATTAGTGCAAACACCACCTATGGATTTAGCATTGTCAAATGGACAGGCGTAGGCGGCGGGGCCGCTACGATTGATCACGGTCTGGGCGTGGCACCAAAGTTTATCATTGTAAAACACATCAATAATGCCACGTATAACTGGAATTGCTTCCATCACGGAATTGATTCATCAGCGCCAGAAGATTTTTTTATCGCTTTTAATGATGATGCGGCTAGAGGTCCACACACTGACGCCGACACATGGAACAGAACAGCGCCAACTAACACCGTGTTTTCCGTCAACAGCGTGGCTACCGCTGGTTTAAACGGCGAGGATATGCTGGCTTATTGTTTTGCAGAAATATCAGGGTATCAATCCATAGGCAATTATACAGGTAACGGTTCTGCTACTGGCCCGACCATCACAACAGGTTTCAGGCCAGCGTTCGTTATAATTAAATCTGCGGGAGAAGAGCATAGCTGGTTCATAGCAGATAATGCTAGAAACCCGTCCAATCCTGTCAATAAATGGCTTTTTTCAGATTTAGCTAATACTGAAAGCGGCACTGTAGATAGGGTAAATTTTTTAAGTAACGGCTTTCAACTCACAACTGCAAATGACAATCAAAATAAATCTGGACAGAATTATATATATCTCGCCATTGCAGATACCCGCACAAATGCGTTCTTCCGGGATCAATCAGGAAACGGCAATCATCTTGCGGCAACAGGTTTAGAGTACACAGACTCAAAACCCGACTTGCCTACAAACAATTTTTGCGTCGTGAATAGTTTGTCTGATGTGAGTGACATTGTTTTAAGTAATGGTAATTTGACTCTTACTAGCACAACTGACAGTTGGCCGACAGTTCGTGGGACAATAGGTGTTTCAAGCGGCAAATGGTATTATGAGGTTGTATCTACTGACACAACTAGGTGGGGCGCTGGCTGGGCTACAAGCGAATTTCAAAAAGGATCAACATTTTCAGATTCAATCAGCGATGCGATTTTAGCGTATTCTACTGACCCACTCGGTGTTCTAGACTTTGGCACCTCTAGATCAATTAATGGTAGCCCTGCCTTTAGTGCATCCACACCGCAAAATAATATCTTGCAGGTAGCCATTGATATTGATGCTGGTAAGTTTTGGTTAGGCATTAACAACACTTACGTCAACAATAGTAGCGGATCAGCGGGGAACCCCTCTGCGGGAACAAATGAATTGGAAACATTCACAGCGGGGACGGAAATGTTCCCTGCCTTTATAAACAACAGCGGTAATCTGACTATTAATTTTGGACAGGACAGCACTTTTTCTAATTTAAGAACAAAGGGCAGTAACGCTGATGCGAACGGCAACGGCGATTTCTTCTACGCGCCACCTACTGATTTCCTTGCGCTTTGTAGCGATAATCTTCCAGACCCAGCGATTGATCCCTCTGATGACGAAAATCCAGAAGATTATTTTAATACGGTGCTTTATACGGGTAATGGCTCTTCAAACAGAGGAATCACAGGGGTCGGATTTTCTCCTAATTTTATATGGATCAAGGATAGGCTTGTTTCAAACAATCACGTTTTAGTGGATAGCGTAAGGGGCGTTGGTAACTTGCTCTACACTAATAGCAACGTAAAAGAAGTTAGTGGTGCTACGCAGGTAGCAAGCCTAGATGCGGATGGCTTTACGTTGGGAACAAGCACAACCTATGTCAATGAAAATAGCAGTTCAAATGTTTATGTGGCATGGAACTGGAAGGCTGGCGGCACGGCTGTTAGCAACGGGAATGGTAGCATCACCAGTAGTGTGTCAGCCAGCCCTGAAAGCGGGTTTAGTATCGTTTCATACACAGGAACAGGTTCCGCTGCCACGGTAGGTCACGGACTTGGAAAGGG